TTGTATTTTGAATAACGATTTTTGATTTTAAATGTGGATTATTTGAATAACTCCTTAAGTTAAATTCTTCAATATCTAATACAAAAAATAGGCATTTATCCATAGAAGTAGGACCAATTAACGAAAAACTCTTTAAATAAACATCTGTTATTTTATCTAATTGGAAAGTATCCTCAAGATCTACTCGGAATTTTTGCCATGGAAATATACCAGTTAATGTTACTACACTATTATAGGTTTCAGTAGTTAAATCATATTCTTTATCTGGCGCATTATCTGCACCAGCAAAACTTCCTCCTGCTGTATTTCCTGTATCAATAATCATGCTATATTGATTTAAAATCTCACTACCTGATTTAGTATTTTGATATAATAATGGTTGAATTGGTGCTTCTTCACCATAATTTGAAATTAAATTAGGTAAATAAGTTTCACCTTCATAACTATCAACTTTATTATTACTTGAAAAATCCTTTTGATTTACTAATATTTCTGTAAAAAGTTTTTTATAATTTATATCATGATTATCATAATAATCAATTGCTCCTGTTCCATAAGATATACTTGTTGTAGCTACATTTTCTAAATTATTTAAATTATTATTTTTTGGATAACTATTTGAATTTGATTGTAAATTATTTATATTTGAATTATTGCCATTATTATTATTAATATTATTAATATTATTATGATTAATATTATTATGATTAATATTATTACCATTATTATTAGGTAAGTTATTCATTGAGTTTAATAAATCATTTCTATCTTGATTCATTGAATGTAATGTTTTCTTTTCAACTATTTCTTCAAATGCCGATTTTGATAAACCTTTTTCAATCATATCATCCCTAGCACTACATCTATTCAAAATAAAAGGGTCTACATCTTCATTTTCACAATTTTTTATAAAATTATTTTGTGACTTCTTTACTAAATCTTTAAAATTACTTTTAATTTTATTGTTTGATTGTTTTACCAAATTTTCAAATTCTAAGCTATCTTTTAAATAACTATCATATTCAACATTTTTTTGTTTTCTTTTTGAATTTATCCTTGTTTTTTTTGGTCTTGACATACCATTACCTTTATTGTTATTATTAAAATCACCATTTAATTTGGCAGACTTATTTAAATCTAGTTGTAATTCATCATGACTATAATTTATTGGTTTTTCAAATAAATCACTACTATTATTAGCCATTACATTATATAAATTTGACATTAATGATGAATCGTAATTACCACTAATTTTACATTTGTCTTTGTCTATACTTTTCTTAATAAAAGGAATTGATTTATTTACAACTAATTCGTTAAACTCATTACTACTCATATTTTGAATTTGTGAATTTAAACTTTTAAAAATAGTTTTTGATAATTTTTTTACTATTTTTTTATATTTTTCGTTACTATCTAGGTTTACATTATAATCCCTAACAGTTTTCGTATTCAAATATTCATAAATATTATCTAAATTTTCTTTTGAGAGAAACGTAGATTCCATATAATAATATAAAATATTTTATAAATTTAAATAATTTTACGTGTTTAATTAAATATTATTAAATTATTACCATTATATTATCATAAATTATATTAAAAATTAAAATAAAAACAAACCATAATAAATAAAATATAAAACAAAAATTAAAGATAAATAATATTTAGTTAGATAATTTGTATTTAACTTGAATTATAATAGATAAACTAAAAAAAATAATTAATTTTAAATCAAAATAAACTCATTAATTTGTATTATTTATTAATTAAGCTTATCTTGAAATAAACATAAATTCCATAATTATTCTATTGTTTTTATTATCAGAAGCAAATACTCTTGGTAATGAACATTCTTTATACATTCTAACATTATCTGGTACTGATATACTTATACCTTCTGCAAATGTTAACTCTGTAGCAGCCACTGCGGTTAAAGTACCTAACAAACAACCATTACCAAGATATACTTTATCGCCAACAGAAAAATCAGTAACAGCACTACTATTTCCTGCTGCACCATCATCTACTGAAACAGTTGTATCACCTATATCAGCTACTGCACTACTATAAACACTAGTTCTTATTGAAGAATCAAGAACATATAATTTTTCACCATGCAATAAAGGTACATGTGTTTTATCTATAAAATTAATATGTTTAGTATCACCATTTCCATGGTCAATTTCATGTGAACCCGTTATAATTCCTAAAAATCTTTTATTACTATTATAAACAGCATCATATATATCAAATTGTGTATCATCACTTACCTCTACTAAAATTGTTGATGATGGGTAACCATCCTCATTATTAATAGTAGCTGTACTATCAACTAATAATGGTCCAACTGATTCATTATTTTCATTTGTGATTCTAAATGTAAGTGATGAAATTTTTTGCGGATTTACTGTAGCAATATAATTACTTTTAAGATGATATTTGAATATTTTGTTACTTCCAGAAGAAGCAGTATTTTCATTTGGTAATACAAATTTATCCTTCATAAACAAATTATTTGTAGTTGTTTTCACATTTAATTCGTCAATATCTAATACAAAATATAAATTATTATAATCATTTGCTTGAGCTGGATTATTAATTGTTATACTTTCTAAAAACACATCTGTTATTTTATCAACTATAAAATCTTCTTGGAAATTTACTTTAAAATGATTCCAATAATTACTTGAATAGTTGTCAATTGCTGGTCTATTTTCACTTACATTACCCAAATTTGATGATATATCAATACTTAAAACCCTCTTTTTTCTTCTTTCGTAAACCTTATTTGTTGATATATATGTTTTTTCTTCATATTTTTTCTTTGATTCTTCATTAAAATTGTTTTCTTGTAATTTATCTTGGATATCATCAGCATTTATATTTAAACTATTATTAATTGACATACTAATATTTTCATTAATATTTGATGGCATTAATTCTTGCCTTGAATTCGCATTTGAATAAGCATCCATATTTAATGGATTCATTGGTTTTTCTAACTCTTGTTTTGCTAAATTCATACTCTTATTTTGATATAATGAATCTAATTCATTATCTTCCATACTAAAATAATTTTGATTATTTGGCATCATTGTATTCATATTCATAGAGTTATTGTTATTATTGTTATTATTGTTGTTTATATTTACAGAGTTATTGTTGTTGTTGTTATTGTTATTTAAATTTGGTGTTAATCTAGCGCGCTGTTGCATCAATTCTTCAAGAGATATACTTGTATTTGGTTGATTACCATTTGAATTATTCTGGTTTTGATTAGTATTTGAATAAGAATCGTTAACTGTAGCATTATTTAAATCGTCTTGATATAATTTTTTAAAGAATTCATTATCATTTTGGATATTTTGTTTATTAATATTCTCTATTTGACGTTCTGAATTAATATTGGCTCTTTCAACTTGATTACTAAAATTATTAGCATCACTTAAATTTTGTTGATAATTTCTTTCATGTTCCATTTCTTGCATCATTTTCATTAAATCTATTTTTTCATCGTCACGTGAAGATCTACCAGCAATATTTTCTATAGGAGTTGAATTATTACTATTATCCATAAAAGGACTTCTTTGTGGTACATTATTTAAACCACTAAAATCATCATTTAATGTTAGATTTGAAAAATCATTTTCTGGAGCTACATTTTTATTTTTACTTTTATTTGTAACAATTCTTGTTGCTTGTGGACGACCCATTGTTTCAATTTTTGGTGTTTTTAAATTAAAAATATTGTCCTTTTTTCTATCACTATTAATTTGATTAATTAAAAATGGTACACATTTATCAATAACAACACTATTTAAATATTCTTTAGTTATATTTTTTTTATTTATATTTGAAGTATGAATAGTTTGAATGAGTTTCTTAAACAAATTTACATATTTCTTTTCTTTAAAAATATCGAAATCTGTTTGTTGGTTAACATCATTTCTGACAAAATTTATTAAATAACTGAAGTTTTTATTATCTAAAAAATCATTATTCATTTTAATATAATATATAAAGTATATTTTTAAATGGTAAAATAAACATGTAAAACAAAAATAATTAATTTATTATTCTTTTTATTTTAATTTTATTTAGTTAATAATTCTTATCATAATAATTATTAGATTACAATAAATTTTATTCATTTAAGTCATATTCATGATAAATAACGTAATAAAATGAGGCTAATTACTATTACTAAAATCATCAAAATAATTTTAATTATGTTCCGATTCATCTTCTCATTCATTAACATAAAAATCATTATTCAAGACATTATAATTGTCATTATTTACAAAACATATTGGTGACCACCTATATCTCCACCATCATTTTCGGGATTTAAATCTTCTTCATTTACAAATGCTAAATCTGAAGCAAAACTTGAATCTATATATGAAGCTAAATCATGATAAGAATCTGTTTCAGAATCGGTTTCAGAATCATTATTATTATCATTATCAAAATCTATATTAGAACTAGCTTTAGAAGCACTATATAATGTCCATATATTATTTACTTCACAATCTTTATGAACCCATCTACATGCTGTATCTGGTATATAAAACATTGATAAATTATTCATTTGTTTATTCAATATTCTAGGGCGCAGTATTATTCCACCACTTTCTACTGTCATTGTAATTTCATCACCTACATTTATTGTATTATCACAACAAAAACAATATAGTTTATAATGTGACTTTACAAAAGATTTATCATGTATTTCTGGGTAGGTAGTAATAATAGGCATATTGAAATAAATTTTTGTTGAATAGTGAGCAAGGTAAATAATTTTCTTGAATATTAAATTTTTTATTCAATTTTTTTATTTTTTATTTGTTAAATATTCAATTATATTTAGCTTACAAATAAAGATATAATTAGAAATTAATAATTAGAAATTAATAATTATAATAAAAATAAAAATAATAAAAAAATTAATAATAATTAGAAATATTTGATAAACAATTTTTCACGGTTTTCTTCCATTTCATCATCTTTAATAATATTATTTTTTACATCCTCATATTTATTACCTTCTAATAATTTTAAAATAAAATGCATACTATAAACACCACATTCTGAATTCTTATATTGATGTCTAATATTATTAATATGAATATTAGTTTTATTTCCCAATTTTTCAGATTGTTCTTTTAATCTATTCATTAAAGTAGTAACTTCTTTTGGTTCTCTAATACCATATGAATCAAAATAATATATTTCATTTATTTTATCAAAATCGGCATACATTGCCACCCAATGTGAACCAGGTTTGTCGTGTGGATCTAAATTAAATATTACACCTAATTTATTTTTCCCAGTATTTTTTAATCTATTCAAATTAATATTACATAATTCATTAATTACACAAAATCCAGGATGTAATTGTTTATCAAAATCAATTGGTACTGGTCCAATAAATGAAAAATCATTATACTTTTTTTCATATTGTTTCATTACAGCCTCAATATCTAAAGTTGTTAGCCATTCATTTTTATTATTTTTCCATTTTGATGGCATTTCAGGTCTAAATTCTTCTAATACTTCTTTGTCATTATTAATAAATTTTTGTTTAGTCCAACAGAATTCATCGTTGCATATATGTTTTAATTTATTGTCTAATAAACTCCATAATGTATATAGTTTATCACTTTCTTTAAATTTTATTCTATCATTAACATAAAAATCATTCCAACTTCTAAGCATTTTAATAATTGATTTTTTTGTGAAACATGTAAATGTTGCGTCATTTTTAGGAGCACAATAACGTTTCTTATATTTGGTTCTATTATTTCTATTATTTCTATTATTTCTATTATTATTATTATTATTATTATTATTATTATTATTATTATTATTATTATTATTATTATTATTATTATTATTATTATTATTATTATTATTTCGATTATTATTATTTTCTATACCATGAATATTATTCATGAATCTATTAAAATTTTTTTTAGTTATCATTAATAATTATAAAGAAAATATTAAAATTGATTTAAAAATGAAATAATATTAATGAATATAACAAAAAACATGAGCACCAAAACAAATTTTCAAAAAGTACTTGATTTCAATACTTGTTTTAATCATAAGGTTTCAAATGAACCATTTTTGAACGTATTTACAGAAGAACCTAAGTTAGTAAAACTAAGGCTTGCTTTGATTGAAGAAGAAATTAAAGAACTTCAAGAAGCATACCAAAATAATGATATTGTTGAAATAGTTGATGCCTTAAGTGATATTCTATATGTAGCATATGGGTTGTGTGTATGTTTTGGAATAGATATTGATAGAAAATATACAGAATATATTAGGCTTTATTTGGAAGAAGATAAAAGTAATAGTCAAACATTCGAAGAAAACAATAATCTAACTAATTTTCAAAAAACCCAATTGATTATTCCTTTAACAAATGATGTAAGAAAATATAGTGGGCTCCTTGAAAGTAGTTTTTTCAAAACAAACTTGAATACAATTAATAAGTATTTGATGGATAATTTTAAAAATCTCCAAAATGCTTGTGAGCAAAATAACTTTGATGACGTTATTATGAATGTGTATAATGTTATTAAGTATACATATTTGTTTGGAATCCATATTGGATGTGATTTAGATGCATCATTTACTATTGTTCATGATTCAAATATGACAAAAATTTGTGAAACAGAAGAATTAGCAAAGGAAACAGTCCAAAATTACAAAGATAATGATGATAGATATGATAGTCCTAGTTATAAGCAAAATGCATTTGGATATGTTATTTTTAATGAAAGTACTGGTAAAATTCTAAAATCAATGAAATACACACCTGCTAATTTTGATTCCCTTTTAAATTAAATTAAAATTCTAGAAATAAAATATTCAAATTATATAATGATTAGCATAAAAATTCTTACTTTTATATTTGTAATTATATTACTATGTGTAATATATTTTTTTTATTATAGAAAAGAACATTTTTCGTCACAAACATGTAAAGAATTTGCAAATGTAAATATAGTTTTCCATAAATTAGATTTTGAACCCAAAATAAATGGAAAAAAACTTTACAACTATACAAATGAGGATTTTTTAGATAAATTTATTGTTAATAACATGAATAGTATTTTTAGACCCGCTAAAATTAGATTTAACAATATAAAATTAATTGAAGAAAATATGTCCAAAAACCTAAGAATACATTATGATAATTTTAAAATAAATTATAGGTCATATGGAAGAAGACAAAATCCACAAAATCAAGATATTAAATCAATAGGGGATGGTACAGATTACTCTGCTTTATTAGCATCAATAAGAAAACATAAGTTGGAAAATTACCCATTACCTATAAGAAAAACAATGAGTAGTATAGCAGAAACACAAATTCTTTCAAATATTCAAAATCAAAATCAAAATCAAAACAATAATAATGGTTTATCAAATTCTGAATCAAATAATGTAAATACTCAAACAACTGCGGTTGGTGTAAACAATGAACAAGCATTATCATTCTTATCAAATGTATCAAATTTTAGAAGAGGGGGTAATAATGGTAGTTTAAGTAATTCAAGTAATTCAAATAATTCTATAAATTCACAAGCAGAACAAAATTCTATTTTGGACAGAATAAGAAATGATGATCAAACCTCGTTTTTATTAAATATTAATGAATTAAATGATCGAATATATGATAGAATACCTATAATACAAAGATTTTTAATAGATAAAGATTGTGGTGATGCTTATAATTCTTTATCAGCTATTAATGGATATACATTAGAAATGCTAATTGAAGAGGGACAAAGTTTGTATTCAGATAATCCAAGTGAAGCTACAAGAACAACACGTTTTAATAACTTTTTTGATAGATTAGATATCCCAACACAACCAGATTCATTGCGTGTTAACCTTAAAAACGCTATTATAGATTTTGATAGTAGTGTAGTATATGAACCACCAATTATTGATGACGCTGTTGTTATATATACTGAAGCAAATTACCAAGGAGAACAAATTGTATTTAGACCTGGAGAATATACTACAGCTCAAATAAGAAATTTTTGCTCTAGAGGTTATAGAAGACAATTAGATGAAGACCTTACAAGAGAATGGATAATTAATGTTGGTAGTTCTTCTACAAACCCTAAAATTATACCTTCAATGAGTCCATATTTACAAAATCCATATAATTCAACAGAATTTTTTATAAGTGCTGGATTAGAAATAGACACTGAACCTCAAAATGAACCACAAAACCCCAATTGGACTGATATTTTTACATTAGATATTGATGGATATAATGTAAGTGTAACTAGATCTGAACAAAAACAAGGTTGGTCTATATATTTTCATCAATTAACACGAGATATATTAGATACATACAATAGAAACAACCCACCTTTATCATTTTTATATAATAGACCCCATAATCATCATAGGATTGAAGAAAATTTATCAAATAAAGCAGATGAATATTTTAGAAATTTAGGTTTAAATGATTATTTTTGTGCATATGGATATACAATTATTACACCAACACGCACTGGAACCTATACATTTTACTTAAGATCAGATGATGGTTCTAACCTTTATATAGCTAATTTATCAAATGGTACTTCGCGTAAGGTTATTGATAATAGTGGTTTACATGCTATTCGTGAACGCACTGCAACTTATAATATGGAACAAGGAACAAGTTATTTACTTTTAGTTGATTTCTTTGAATATGGTGGTTATGCATCAGTAAATTTAGATTATAGTGGTGCCGGATTTTCTAGAAAACCAGTTGATGAAGGGTACCATTATGCTACTGGATGGGGTCAACAACTTCAATTAAAAGTAAATTATATAGATGGTGATATACCACCTGCAAATTGTATTATTGTTCCAGATGAACATATACTAGAAATTTACTCTCAAGATAATTTGGAAGGAGAAGCAATAATATTACCAAATGGAAGATATTTTGTTTCACATATTAATATTTCTAGGCCCAGGTCATATAAGTTACGTATAATGACAGACGCAGAACGAGCATTATATAATAATAGTTCTTTGTTCTTAAACGATAATGGTGTTGATCATAATTCTAATATGCCAAATGCAAGTGACTATCCACCTATAAATCAAATTTACGCATCTGAAATAGTTTATCCCACATTACCAGTTAATGAAGTAAGTTTTGAAAATTTAAGGTCTTCTGAAAATTATTATTTAGCAAATTATGGAATGCGTTGTAGAGATGGAGATATAGTACCTAAAGATGAATGCCATAGTGCTGTTATGGAAATTGCAGGAGTTAATGATAAGGAGCTTTCTAATAATACATTAAATTACAATAATACAGCGTCAATGACAGAAGATAATATAAGAGTTAATGATAATACAACTAGAAGTGTATATACCTGTACAGGTTCTCGATGGGGTTTTTCGCCACAAGGATGTAGTGTAAAATATGATAGACCACAGTGGAATTCAAATTTTAGAGAAAATGAAAATAATAATGAGTGTGTTAACGATGATAAATTTAGAAGGGTATGTAAAAGAAATGGTGGACAATTAGGTGATAGTTCAGGATTATTACTTGGATTAGATAATGAAGTTAACGAAATATTAGTAAATGGACCAGACAAAATTTGTAGTGAAATGTTAGATAAATTTGTAGATACAGATATGTATATAATTAAGGAATCATTAAATAAAAATATGTCGTCGCAAAACGTTAATGTATTGCTAAATCTTTTTGTAAATTGTTTAGATTACAATGAATATGACGATAAAAATTTACATATTTATTTGGTTCCATTTTTACCAAATAATCAAAAATATTATGTTGTAAAAGGACAAGGTAATAAACCGTTATTATTATTAAGTTTATATAATACAACTAATTATAGTAAATATATAGAAACATATGATACAACAAGTGTTTGTAAAACATTTTTATCTGATTATTTAGTTGATAAAAACCAATTAATTAAATTTGAAAATGAATATGATAAACTTATTAATGGTGATAAAGAAAAAATCAATGAATTAAAGGCATTATATGAAGAAAAATTAGAAAATATTGAAAATATTAGAAGTCAATATCCAAATATGGATGAAATAATTAAAAAATACAATTGTGTCCAAAGACAATTAATTCAAATATATTCAAAAGATTATAATAAATCTACCGAAGTTATTAAATTAAAGAGACTAAAGCACAAAAATAATTATAAAAGTTTAGTTGAAGATAAAATAAAAGAATTGAAACAAAAGGACCAAGTTAAAATAGACAAACTAACAAAAGAATCAATAGAATATAAAAAAATAATTGATGAAGGAAAAAATCGTGTTAAGGAATTAATAGATGAAAGCGAAGTACTCAAGGACCAATTAGTATTGTTATATTCTGGAAAAGTTGATAAAAAATTAAAAGATAGGTATAATAATTCTATTAATATTTTAAAAAGTAAAACATCAAAATTAGATTACTTAGTGAAAAAATTGGGTCCTCCAGTTATGTTATCCAAAATATTCTGTTTAATAAATGGTTTACCAAATGCATCAAAAGATAACAATAATTTTGATATAATAAATCCAATTGAAAATAATGGTATAGTATTAAGTAAAACTATTAAAGATTTAATGTTTGAAAATATTAATAAAAATAAATATTTAGAATATGAAAATAAACCAAACCATAATTTTGTAGATTATGAACAATTCATGAATGTTAAATGTGATTTATTGGAATTAGAGATGCCCAAAAGAGCTGGCTTTTCTAAATCTCAATATAATAATGATGTATCCAAAATAGATGTTAATAGTAACAATTCATTTAATAATAATGAACCAATTTTTAAGAAAGATGAAAATAATGTTTTATCATATGCTGGTTTTGTTAGTAAAAAAAATAATAATTCATTAGAATTTAATTATAATACTAAATCCGAATTATTGGAAAATCAACAATTATATAGTGACACAAATATAAATAAAGCCAATTGTTTATTGGGTACAAATTATTTTTATAATGTTACACCTAAATTAGAATTACCAGATAAAATTATGATATTAAGAGAAATAGTTGAAAATAAAAATGAATATACTTATTTACAAAAGGATGATATACAATATTTAGAAAGATTACTATTATTTTTAGAAAGAGAATTTTTTGGAAAACAATATAAAAAAGCAGAGTCACAAGATCTATCAAATAATAAATTGGATGAAAATTATTTCCGAGATAAAATATTTACTAAAGAAGAAGCATTAAATATGTTGGAAAATGTAATTATTGAAGCCTATAAACGCAAGGGAACATTTAATTTAAACAGTAAATTAAGTAATGTGTATTCCCAAAATTATTATTCAGAAGAAGAATATTATAAAAATGATGAAGAAAGAAATAAACTATCTCCAACTAGACGCGTTTATAATCCCCCAAAAGAAGCTATACCTTGTCCATTAAAACCCCAAGAAGTTCATATTAAAAAAGATAATAGAACATTAGATGATTATATGATGAAACCATTAGATTGTGTTGATAAACATTATATGGATAGTTTCAAAAACTCATTTATCTAAATATTTATCTTTATTTTATTTCATTATAGCACTGCTTAATTTTGTTTTATTATTTATTATTTAATTTTTATTATTTAATTACTAAAATATTATGTTTTTATTATAAATAGTTAAAGCTAAACAAATATTTATTTTTAAAATGAGTATTAAATTTTCTTTATTGTTGCTTTTATTTAGTTTAGGCTTAGTAAATACTAAACCATTAAATTTCGATAATAATATTAATCAAAGAGATAATCTTATACAACAAAATCAAAATCAAAATAAAAATCAAAATCAAAATCAAAATTTACAAAATGATAAATGTTCTGGAAGCGAATATGATTTTCATTTAAATAATTTTAACTGTAGTAGTTTTGAATTAAATAATAATGCGACTTGTGTATTATGTAAAACATTGGTAACAACTATAGATTATGGTATTATAAAAGGTAATCAAACTATACAAGAAATAACGCAAGTATTAAAAGATATATGTTGTATGATTTATGGACCTAGTGGAAAAGAATGTGTATTTGTATTAGCAAATATACAAGAAATTATAAAATATATAAGTGGAGGTTTAACTAATTTACAAATTTGTAGAAAACTTCATTTATGTTGATAAATTTAATGTTTATATTTATATTTTATTTTAATTATATCTATTTAAAAATCTTCTTATACCTAAAACTAATATTATAAATAATAATGTTATATAAAATATGTTTAAATACATATAATTCTTCCATAAATTAACTTGCATATATTCTGGTATTTCTTCATATTGTTCATTCATTATCTTTAAAAAATGATGCATTGAATAAATTGTATTTAAACCATACAATATACTAAATAAAAAAATAGCCATTGATGTTATTTTTATCACATCTATTGATGATTGAATTTTAAATGTTGATGAATATGTGAATAATGCTAAACCTATAGATGATGTTAAAAAAATATTTCTAGATGCAGATATAAAGCCATTTAAATATGTGAGAGGATTTCCCCTGAATTCCATTATAATTATTAAAGAAAAAATTATTGAGTAATATTATTTTTGTAATACTATAATATATGATTAAACTTAGTTTAAATAATATAAAATCTAAAATTAAAAATCAATCAAATAAAATTAAAAATAGAACAAATAAATTTAGAAGAAATGCTAAAAATAGAACAAATAATTTAAAAAGAAGAGTTAGTCAAATTAAAATACAAAAACCACAATTACCAAATATTCCTATTCCAAGTTCAAATACAGGGTTTATGTCAAATTTAAAAAAAAGTCCAATAAGATTTATGGCTTTTACTAAAAAAGTACAAGGTATTATTAGTGAAAAAATAAAAGGTTTAAAACCTAAACAAAGAAATAATAAAGCTAATCAACAAAGAAATAATCAAGCTAACCAACCAAGAAATAATAAAGCTAATCAACAAAGAAATAATCAACAACCAAGAAATAATCAAGCTAACCAACCAAGAAATAATAAAGCTAATCAACCAAGAAATAATCAAGCTAATCAACTAATAAATAATCAAGCTAATCAACCAATAAATAATCAAGCTAACCAACAAAGAAATAATCAAGCTAATCAACCAATAAATAACAACCAACAACCAAACCCAAAAAATAATAATACATATTAAAAAAAGTTTATACTAAAATTATCTATTGTTTAATAATACTATTTCACATTCTTTCTTTAATTTTTCTATGAATTCTTTATCACCTTCATTATAATATTTTTTAAATTTCAAATAATTAGTTTTAATATTGTCGCCAATAACTTCTTTTTGATCAACAATTTCATAATGATTATCCATGACATTATATTTATTAGTTACCAAGTTCTTTAATGCTTCGTTTTTATCTTGATATATCCATTTATTATCTTTAAAAACCTTAACAAAATTATCCTTTTTATTTGGAAGAAAAATATTCTTATTTTCTGGTTTTTCATCATTAAAATGAACAACTTGAATCATTTTTGGTATCATTTCAAAAGGAATTGTTAGCATATTTGTTAATAAAGTATTTGATAAATGTGTTAAATCTTCGTGACCATAATTATTTAGAGTAATGTTTGCTTGAATATTTGTTGTATTACCAACTTTGTCTAATAAATTATTCATTTTTTTATACATTTCTTTTTTCTCATGTTCAAGTTTTTGTAATTCTTTTTCTTTTTCTTTTAGTAAAACATCACTACTTAGTTTACATCTATGAAGTTCGTGACGCCTTTTATGTGCTTTAGTTGAATATCCTTTGCCACAATAAATACAGAAATATGTTTTATTTTCTAATTCTTGCAAAAAAATATTTTTTTCATCTTCATCGGAAAAAAAGTTTTTTTTTTCTAATTCTTCGAAAAAAAGTTTTTTTTTTTTTTTTATTTTCTAAAAAATTTTTTTTTTTTTTTTTTTTTTTTTTTAATTTTTTT